TAAACATGAGTGCACCCGCCCCAAAAATGGAGCGGGTTTTTGTTGTTTAATACCCTTCAAATAGGGAACCAATCTCGATATCAGATGATCTCCCACCACTTTCACCACCATCCAGGTATCCCCGGTAAATCTTCTGTACATAAGATTCGGAGACTCCAAGGTGAAGAGCGATCCGTCGCATGGATGAAACTGAGCCGTCGCATACTTCCTGTATATAACGGCGGTAGAGCCGTTTACCGCCAAGTTTCGGGATGCAGATCACGACGCCCCCCATTTCTTGGAGTAGTTTTATGGCAGTGTCCATCCCGCAGCACTCGGCCACGAGACGGATGTCTTCGTTAGGCATATCTTCCGGCTCAAGTTTAGTTAACCAATCTTTGTATTCCTGCATCCAGCTTCCCCCTTTGCTGTATACCGATTAATCCCGCACTAGTTTAGATGACATTATCATTTTTATGCAGTTACAGTAGTGTCCCACTGCCCACACTGGTAATATAGTTTCCCATCACGGACCGAAAACTTGACTCCTGTACGTTTGCGGATGGCTTCTGATACCAAATTGAATTCAGGAGTTCCAATCAGGTCGACCAAATGCTCGTTATAAAACTTCTTGCAAAGAGTAGCGGGAGCGTGAGACATATGTGGTTCGTAAACCTGCTGTCCTGCATCGTTAGTATAATGTGTTCCTCCCATTTCAACGATTTCTCCGGCTCTTGGATTAGGAATTCCGTCCACATAAAACTTATGAGGCCAGCCATATTTCCAGTCGGCACCTTGAAGCTGAGCTCCTTGTTCAAGGACCTTAAGGAGGTCTTCCGGATGGAGGCTGCCACAATAACTGCAATGTCTTAGATTAACTCCATAAGGGCCACTTGCCTCTCGCACTTCCCAATTAACTCCTGTTTTTTCGGCAAACCTTGGCCTTTCACCATGACATATTGGTTTCTCCGGATAACTCATTTTAGCACTTCCTTCCTTATTAAATCACTAACGGTTCCAATGTGGTGCAGCCACCAAAGCGGCTAGGAGGTATCCACTCACGAAACCTATAAACGTCCAAAATGCAGAATTGCCGAGTCCGATAACCCTAACTTTACGGCGTGCTCTTGGCCCTCCAACTATTCCGGTCTCAGTCACTTCAAGCTTTAACAACTTTATCACCGTCCTTTTTTAACTCATATAAAGCAAACTGAATTTATCCTTCTTCTCTTTGGCCTTTCGGCCGCCTTGTAAACAAAACTTAGTCCATAAGGTTTCGACTCGCGCCAGGTGATCTATCTTATCTCTCCAGAATTTATCTTTGAAACACCAGTCAACGCAAGCCTTCCAATCATCCAGCGAGGGAGCCTTATCACCGGCCAGCATGTTTCTGGCAACGGATAGCTGTTTTAGGTGCCAGTTGCGGGGAAATTTTTCAACCCCTCGCGCTACCAGCTTATCCTTTAAGTATTGTACTAAGTCTTTTTCTTGTTCAGTGAATTCTGTCTTAGGCGGCACCGGCAGCACTCCTTTCTGAGATTTTTAGTTACTCTTTACTTTGATCTGTTTTTTCTTTCATTGATTTTAGAATGCAAATCCGCAATAATAACGGCTGTTCGCGTTAAATCAGCATCGTTTGAAATAAGTCCTTTTCGGTTAAGAACCAGAAGTTGTTTTCTGGAAACCAGAATGAGATTATCTAAATCAAAATTCCGGTTATCCCCATCACCAAAGATAACAGCATGCCCTTTCGGCACAGGCCCGTTATGCTGCTCCCATATCAAAATGTGCTTACCTTTCCATTTATTAGGGTCAGCTATTTTGATATCCACATATCCATCACCATTAACCCTCTCAGTACCAACGGGCCGATAATTATGAGGTAAATTACCTTTTTTGAATTGAGTAGGTGCCCAGCCTCCGGAACCTTTTTTACCTTTGTTAAATGGTGTGTGCCCTTTAGAAAATCTTCCAGTCCGGCCAGTATTTAATTTTCTATTTCCTATAAAGCTTTTTATTTGATTAAAACTTAATTGCACATTAAATCGTTCATAGAATAGTTCAATTAATTCCCCGTAGCTATGGCCCGGCACATTAGACACCAGATAATCAACCTGTTCGGGAGTGTATTTATGAGCCACAATCACCCCTCCGTTGAGTTTAAAAAGGAATCACGTAACATGGGCGGCATCTTTTTATCCCCACCCAGATATTCCTCTTTGGCCTTAATCGCATCAAGCATTAATTTGCCATTGGAAATAATCTGAGTTGCTACCTGGGTTACGGCTTTAGCTCTTTCGATTTCCTCGGTAAGTTTGTCTCCTTTTAAGTCCTCATCCCCAAGTCTTTCAATTTGGGCAAACAGGTGGTTGTTTAAATCGCCAAGTGTATTTTTCATTTTTGTGCCTCCTTTTCACGGTACCCGCAGCAGAAACACTGCCAACTGTCCTCAGTTACTTCGTTACGTTCCCTCCCTGGACAGTGGTCAAAGGTAACGCATTCACTGCACTGGACGCAGTTACCAATTTGATGCTCTCGCATGAACTTTTCTTTTCGGTTACAGTAGCTAAAACGTTCACATCTAGCCATAGTAACCACGCTCCTTGTTTTTTTTGATGACCGCCTGGCGTTTTTCTTCTACATCTGCAAAACATCTAATGGAATCGCAGTCTATGCATCTTTTCATACGTCATGCCCCTTTCTAAGAAGCTCTCTTTGCTGATTCCTGCTTCATCTGCGCTACAATCAACCGGTCAAGCTCCTGGCTTTTGACTAAAACCTCGGGGTGCTGAAAGTCCATTCCGTGCTTCTCGGCCAGGGCTACCAGTTTCTTCTTTTCCTGCTCAATCAGCTTAGTGGTCATGACTTATCCCACCTTTGTCGGCTTTACTGTTACTCCGAACGTAAACGGCACCTTTTGATAGATGTCAATTCTCCGTGCTTCTTTAGCACTGCAATTCTCCTCAACATGCTGGAAAGCGGCCGCCAAATTCGGAAATACAATAACTTCTTCAGTACCGGCATAGTGGATAATCGCGGGAGGCGGTTCCGGCGCCGCTGCTGTGGGTTCTGATACCTGACCGGTGCCATCCGGATCAGTCGTATTATTTATAGGTTCCGGGTTATTTTCCTCCGTAAGCTGTCCAGTACTCCCCGGCCAGGATAAACCGTAATGGTTCATCCATTCATCAACATGGGCTACTTTACTGCCAAAGTATGTGGCAATCTCTTTGCGACTAACTCTTTCGAGGACCATTGTCTCAAGTAAATCCTTGGGGGGGGCTGGCTTATTAGCCGGGGTTACCGAGCCTGAAACAGGCTGCTGGCCGGTAATCTTAGCAGCTTGGGGCTTATCCTTCTTACGGGGTTGTACGAGACCGTATTGTCTCTTTAATTTTTTGACCTGCCAGTCTTCAAGCTTATGATCTGCTGCAATTTGATCATCCGTTTTACCGGATTCCATTAGCTTAATGAACGTATCTTTAGGGAGCAGTTCCCTGGCTAGTTTCATTTTGTCACCGTACGCCATAGTCTCATCCTCCTTCTTAAGCCTGCTTTCTTTTATGAGTCTCCCGTTCGGAGTTACTACAAAAATATTACCCCTGTAATCAAAGTGAATTAAGCAATTAGCGCAGAAAAACATAACCTTTATCTTAGAAAGGCGGTTCCCGATTGCACCGCACTTAGGACATTTATTAACTTCGGAGATTGCACTTTTTTCCTTCATTAAGAATCATCCTTACTTTCTGCGGTTCCTTACGGTGGCCGGCCTTATAACAACTTGCACAGATCCCGCCGCCAGGGTAACCGCTTTCCTGGCCGCAAACCGGGCAAGACGGTGTTTTTTGTACTGGCTGAAGATTACGCCGCCGGACCGCTGTTTTTATATCAAGGGTTGACCAAACCTGGCCACATTTGGAGCAGCGCAGCTTTTTAATGCCGTTAGGATAGGACTTGATTTCCTTACCCTGGCCGCCACAGTTCACACAGTTTTGAACCTCACACACGCTCATCATATCCCTCCTTATCGTCCGGCAGCCAGGTTGTCCATAAAATAACTATACCTGGGTGAGGTCACTATTATAACCGTCCTCGGCTTTGGTTTTATCCTGGGAATCTTTTTGCCACCCAGGTTCTTGCACCGGTGGCCGAAATAATGGGCGCAGCGGGGCATATACATGCACCCGCTTAAGTCGCATTCTTTCCATTCCTGCTTTTGTTGTTTGTTCACATTTAGACCCCCTTCATTGATTCAATCAATCGGTAGGCGTAACTGGCCACGCAGATCAGGCAGGGCTACTTTTTTCATGCGGGAGACCTGCTCCAGGCTGGCCATCGCCCGGCTGTACAAAAACCTGCAGGTGTCGTTAAGCTCCTCGGCGGTGGCAGCCAGGTAATAGCCGGTGGAGGGATGGCCACAGACATTAGCCCCCTCCAGACGGAGTTCGCTGATGCACTTCCTGAGCCGGCGCATGTGGGAGGACGGCTCAAGCTTAAAACCGCAAATCTCCCGGACCAGGTCTTCGGCGGTGATGCCGTTATCTTTGCCTACGTGTTTTTGGAGTGCGCGTAAGACGTCCGATTTGTTCATGAGGATCATCCCCTTATGTCTTTACTCAGCGGGTAAGTTTTCTTCGAGTAAGGCATTGACGATTTTATCAATCTCACTGTCCATAGCCTTGATGACAATTTCATCGCCGGCTTCGACTACTGTAACCCCTAACTTTTTGAGGTCAGCAGCGGAGAGCTGGGAGAGGGACGTTTTAACAGGGTCTTCAGTAGTTTTGATTAAGATATCAACCTGATCGGGGAAGTGTTTCTTGATGAGCTTGATTACAGCGCCTTTGTCGGTCCACTTGATGGTGCCTTTAGATTTTTGAAAACCTACTTTGACCCCATGCCAGGTTCTTGTCTTCGGCTTTGTAAATTTCTCCGGGTTCTCCTGGATGAGAGTCCGGAGATTGTCCTGGTATTCAATGGCCCGGTCCAACGCCCGCCGAATAGACGGGAGTGCTTTACGCTTTAACACGGCCATCTGAGTTTCCAGGTCATGAATCAGATCGGCGAGCTGCCGCCGTCTCTCACTATATTCTTTTGTGGCAGTTTCAATCTCGGCAAGTGATGCCATCAGTCTTTTCCTCCTTACGTTGTTTATTGCTTTGCATTGCCTCCAGGGCGTTTATTACTTTCTTGACCTGCCAGCCCTCCAGGAACCGCAGATTTTCGATACCGACAATCCTTTTCAAGAAATGACGGAGGGCGGTGGCCTTGGCTTCCTCGGTATCGGCGCGGCTGACATCCGCCCACATGGCTTCGATTTTGCGGAGCTGACGGGGGGTGGCCATACCGTCCCGACCCCGGAGGTTTTCATGTTTCGCCTTGTTCCCTTGATTGGTTCGGGTGTGCCGGTTGCCGGCGCCGGTCTTTTGATCCAGGCCGGCGATGAACCGGGCGGCCTGGATATAGGTGAGGTCTTTGCAGGTATTAACGCCATACTGGGCATTGAGGGTGGCACGGTAAAGGTCGTCGTCCATGCCCAGTTCTTTTTTCATGACATGGATTTTTTTGATCTGCTTTCCGTCAATCATGCGAGGAGTCATTAAGGTCACTCCTTGCGGTTAATAACGATTTCTTTTCTTGGATGCTCTGGCTATTTTACGCTTATGCTTGCGTTGTTTAGCAGCCCATTTAGACAGTTTTCCGCCGGAAGTTAGGCTTACAAAGGCTTCGTCTTTGCCTGCCAGTTTCTTTTCGGCTGCCCCTTGCAATTCATTAGGCACTGGTAGGTAACCAGGCAGTATCGGATACTCATTTTTCAGTTTGATTAAATGACCAGTATAAGGTTGCAAATTTTATCAATCTCCTTTCAAACTTAAATAATCAGCATCTTTGCTGTTTCGCGGACAATCTCGGCGTTGAGTGGCAGTTCGTTGATCTCGGCCACGCGGACGGAGCGCAGGATAAGTTTACTGAGAACGCGGGTGTTACCCTGGCTTGATTGGTGGTAGGCTTTCCAGAGGCCGTTTGAGCCGGGGAGGACGGTATGTACGATGGCCTCGGTATCCTTATCTTGGAGTGGCTGCAGGTTGGCGGCGATGCCGACACGGCTGTATAGCTGGGCGTATTCGCCTTTTTTGCCCCGCAGGTTGGAGATAAGTCGGGGCATCCCCGTCAGCAGGATGCCGACGCCAGCCTTATCGTAGACCCTGCGCAACAACTCTAAAGATTCATAAGAAAGCTGTTCAGCTTCGTCGACGATAATAAGCCGGCCGGTATCTTTAAGTTTTTGGATTATATCGTTTTTCATGTTTGTAATGGTGCCGTTGCCGTCAAGGCCAACCTTTTTATGCAATTCGCGAAACAGTTCCCTTGGAGTATAACTAAAGTCTGCTTCAATCAGAATTACATCACTGTTTTGTCGGGTGTATTCCTTAACTGCGTAGGTTTTACCAAAACCGGCGCCGCCGTAAGCGACCCCGATTTCCTCATCTAAGTGACAGATTTTAGCGACTTCAAAAACTTTCTTGGCGACGCTGGTGAGAACAAATGGAAGGTTACGGCGCGGTGCTCTGGCCTTTTCTCGCTGCCGGTCGAGGAAGGACCGGACGGCATCGTCAATCTTGCCCACGTCACCTGGGTATTTGTCGTTAAGGTATTGGCTGACGACGGCTGCTGACAAACCCAGCCCCCTGGAAACTGCAGCCGCGCTTGTATTGGTTTCGTCCATCCAGGCTTTTAATTCCTGACGGTAATCGTGACTCATTTGTATTTCCCCCTTTCGGTTAGGACTAATCGTCCTTATCGGATTCAAACAGGTGGATTATGCGGCGTTCCGGGACGAACAGGCTGCCGACCAGGGCCGACAGGTCCTCGGTGCCGGTGCGCTGCATCTGCCTGTCTTTGATGATGACTTTATCCATTTCGGTATTAGCCATGCGGATAAGTGGTTCAGGTCGCTCTTCCGGAACATAGCCCCGGAGTTGGTTGACAGCCTCAATGCCGGCGGACATATGGGTGATGATTTCTGACGTGCTTGGAGCATGAAGACCTTCGATGTAACTCTTGGCGATCTTCTCATCCCGCTTCTTGGTGGCCACGGCTTTTTTAAGCTGCTTTTTCTCGATGTCATTTCTGGCGATGGCAGCAACCTGCTCGGCCAAGAGCGCCCGGCCGAGGTACTCGTCCTTCTCGTTGAAGACCCAGGCTTCCTGGTATTTCTGCGGGTCACGCCGGAGGTATACCTTTGTGCCTTTAAGCGGGTGCATCCACTCAGCCCAGTAGGTGACCTGGAGTTCAGAATCGCGGATACCGTTGCGGCCAATGGTACAGGAGCGGCTTGTCCGCATGCAGAACAGCATCAGTGCTTCAGTGGAGACCTTGTTAATCTCGCAGCGTCCTTCGTCCCATGCCTGATCGCGGGATCTGCCCTCCAGTTTGCCGAAGCTCGGCATCCTGTTAATTACTTCCGGGATGAACCGCTCAATAGCATTTTCGGCTTCGGAGAATTCGCTGATAGCGCCGGTCTTGACCTCATGGTTAAGTTTCTCGGGCCGCTCGACGATATTTCCGCCCCGGTATCCCGGCATATGCTTGGAGAACCATCCCTTAAATGTGTTGAAGTCGCGTTCGATGGGTTTAGTCTGGGCGTTATATGGGAGTGCGTACATCGGGGTTATGCCTAAAGCGCCGACCATTGAGGTGGTCTTCGCTTCGTCAATTTGAACCTTAATGGTCCGGCGCCCGCCGGCAAAGTCGCGGCAGCGGTAGTCCTTGCCGTTATCGATAAGGATATATTTTGGCACGCCATATCTGGATGCAGCTCGATAGAATGCTTGAAATATGTGGTCGCTGTTGGGGGCTTCGGCGTGGTAAAGCCAGCCCAACCATTTCCCGGTTTTGAAGTCCCGCCAGCCGGTGATCCAGGCAAAGACGTATTTTATCTTACCGGCCGGCCCAGGCAGCTTGACAGCGATGTCGACCTGGGCGTGGTCGGATACCCAGCATTCGCCGGCGGTGATAGAATCATAGTTGCGGTCGATATAGAAGCCGTATTTCCGGTTCCATTTCTTTTGGCCATACCGGGCCAGGTATATGGCGCTTTCGGGTATTTCCCGCTGCAGGCGGTAGAGGAAAGCATTCTGGCTCGGGAAGCTTTCCGGGGCCAGGTCTGGTTCGGTGGTCCGCGCCCAGCCCAGGGTAAGCACCCAACAGCTATAGAGAGATGGAGCGCCTTCTTTCAGGTAAGCTGTTTTGAAGTATTTAAACCAGTCATCCCGGACGATAGTCTCGCCCTGGTTCTTGCCGTACTGAGCCAGTAGACCGGAGATGCCCTGGTGCTCGTAAATTTTGCGGGCGCGAAGTACACTCTGGTAAGATGTTTTAAATCCAGGGTGTTCCCGGTTCCAAACTTCGATAAAATCCCTAAGTTCGTTGCCTTTCATACCTTCGGCGGCTTTAAGGACCACCAGGTACTTATCCGCTTTCTGCCTGGCCCAGGGTGGTGCGGTAGAGTATATTACCGCTTCGACTTCGGTCTCGTTTATATCGGGTTCCGAAGGGACTGCAATGTTAATCCGTGCCAGGTACTTCTGCTGCGCTTCCGGTGGCAGAGAAGAGAGTGCAATGAGGAGACGGACGCCACCACGACCGCCACCGCGCTCGGCTTTTTCCGGCTTGACAGCTAGTTCGCTGTTTTCGATTTTCTTGCGTACTGCACGGGCGGTTATTTCTAACATTTCAGCTACTTGCTCAGTTGTCAGCCACGTTTCCATTACACCCCTCCTTTCGGATACAGAGGTTAGTTAATTTGCAAAGACTAACTGAGTTATAGAGCAATCGCCGGGGACAAAGTGGACCTCGCCGTCAACCAGCTTGATGATTACGATACCGCCAGGTCCACGAGCCACTTTGAATCCATCTAGTACATGCTGCCGGGCAATGGCGTTTAATTCACCCGGAACCTGCATTACGTCGTGGATTGGTTTATATACCCGTGTCTGAACTAATTTCATGAGGCTCACCTCGTTGTTGTTTTAAAAGCAGTTGTTTGGTATACTTAATTAATACAGTTTATTTGTGTTTAGAGGGTCTGCCCGGCTTGGCCGGCGCCCTCTTTTTCTTTTTCAAACTCTTTGGCATACTTCGTGTAGTCGGCCAGCGCGTTATGAAGTTCTTGCCGCGTAACCGTGTTGATTTCCCGAAGCCCTTCAAGCTTGGCCTGCATAGCAGCTATTTGGTTTTCTACGTCGTTGATTTCCTCGTCTTGGTCGGTTGCAAGATTCTTGAAGAATTCCGCTTTAAACTCAGCTTTAATGAGCTGGAGCCTAATTGGTGAGTACTTTTTAAGATGGGTCAAATTGCTCACCTCCTTTTCATACGGTATACCGAGGGTTTCGGCAACCTTTTTGCGTAATTCTCTGCCGGGGCGGGTCCCGTATAAAACTTCACTGAATCTGACTTCCACAATTCCTTGCTGCCGGCAGAACTCTTTTTGAGATAAGCCGCATTCAATCAATGCCTTTTTGACCTCTATCCCAAACGGGGTGAGGACATTGTACTTGTTCATGATCACCTCCCCCTCCTATGCAGATTCCTGGACGCCCAGGAGTTCCTTGACCTTCTCCCGGTATTTGTTAACGGGGCGGAAGCCGTATAACATGTCGATAAAACGGTTATACGGGATTCCGTAGCGGTCACAGAATTCTTTTTGGGTCATCCGCCGGTCGAGGAGAGCTTTTTTGACAGCTACCCCAAAAGGGGTAAGCGAATATTTGTAATGCTTCTTCATGGATCACCCACCTCACAATAAATTTTTTAGATATGAAGTTTTGAATAGGAAATTATCGACACGTGTCGAAACTAGAACATAGCTGGAGGACTAGAATCTCACATCCTTTCTCTGTCATATTCCGACAAATTAAGGCTGTTGCCTATTTTGCCGGGGCTATGGTACATTTTTCATGTGGTGTTTATCCCTCAAGGATAATTATACTCAAATATTCGAGCGTTGTAAATAGGTGTTGCTCAAAAATTCGTATGATAGAGTGGTGCTTTCCGAAAATTAGAGTGAGTGGAAGAGGTGAATTTATTGTTATCCTTAAAAGATGAAATTCGTGAGCGGATAAAAGCGATAAGAAATAAAAGCGGTTTATCAATGGCCAAATTTGGCGCAGTCATTGGGGTTTCTTCCGGGAATGTTAGCGATTGGGAAAGTGGAAAGGTTTTGCCGAATATATTGGCAATAGCAGCAATATCACAAAATTTTGGCATCTCAATTGATTGGATAATCACCGGTAAGGAATTTGATTTCCAGGATGCTTTGCCCCCCGACATAAAAAAACTAATTGAAGCCTTTAAACATCTTGGCGAAGATAACCAGCACGCCCTCAAAGCTTATACAGCCTTCCTGCTATCCTGTGAACCTTCCGACGTATTAGAGCAAGCACTCAATAAGCTCCGCACCCCAGAAACCCCACCTGAACCTGAAACCATAAAAGAAGAACAAAACAAATATTTTGTACCCATCCTGGGCCATGCCGCTGCAGGGCTACCCATCCTGGTCGAAGAATTTATTGACGGTGTTGTCCCGGTTCCCAAAGATTTGTTTAAGGAAAAGGCATATTTCATCAGGATAAAAGGTGACAGTATGATTCAGGCTGGTATTAATGATGGTTCCCTGGTGCTGATCAGACCACAACCGACAGTCGAAAATAACGAAATAGCCCTAGTTACGTATAACACAGAGGTAACGGTTAAGCGTTTTGTCCGCGAGAACAACTGTATCCGACTAAGGTCGGCGAACCCTGAATACAAGGACATTATCATAAAAAATCTGGAAGCCGTAAGAATCTTGGGTAAAGTAATTAAAATTATCCCCCGTGAAGAGGCCAACCAGTTGACCAGACCCCTTTTTGAACAAGCCCAGTAAGCTTTTTATTTTTGGCGCTGTATGTGGTATTATCACCGCAGAGTAAGCCCCGCCCCGTATTATGAGGGCGGTTTTTTTCTTAGAAAATTTTTGTGTTTTAAGAAGGTGAAATATGGATTTATGTCTAATAATTACCGTAAACATAAGTCAAGGGGGAATGAATAACCATGAAGAAGCCGCCCAAAAAACTAGTTATTGGTGTATGGGTTATCCTTGCTGTAGTTGTAGCAATTGTTATGTTAGCAGACAATGCGCCTGAAAAATTCGGAAAGAACCAGGAAACGATTGATTATGTAAAAGGGATAGTGGGCGATAATGTTAAAAATGTCGATGTTATAGATCAGAACAACGGAACCTACGATGTAGTTGTCACTGCCAAGCAAACTTTAATAGGGTCTGGAACAGATTGGGGAATAGCTGCACAAACGTTTTTTAGCTTGTCAAAGGAGCTCTTCACAAAATATAAAGGCAAGGTGAACACCCTGGCATTTGACCTAGAGGCTGAGGGACAAGATGGAAACGGTAACCCTACCAATATTCGATGGGCAAATCTAATGACAAATGGGAAAAAAGTATCAGCGGTAAATTGGGATAATATTAGTTTGTTTCAATATACTCGGAACTTTGTAAAGATGTCTGCCTATAATCGTCAGGCTGAGGACTGGTTAGTTGAATATCAAAATGAATATCAAAACAATTGAATCAGTAGCGGGGTAACACCCGCTATTCTTTATTTAACTAACATTTAACGAGGGTTTAAAAACTGTTCACCAGCGGCTATAATCTTCCTTAAATCCCCGTCAGTTACTTGGAGAAAGGGCCGGGCAGGGATGCTCATCTTTCGGGAATGGGACTTAACAACGGCGATACCCTTGGCCACGATTTTTTTGCCCTGCCGGACATCACGGCTTTTCTGTTTACGTACGTAGCCGCCGATGGATACGGTCCCTTCAAAACCTTCCTGGTGCGCCCGTGCATATTTCTTATTTGTCCCCACCACGGCAAAGTCCCGGCCGGACTGTTGATCAATAGATGCCGCCAGCTGGCCGGATACCTGCAGGATTTTCCCCGGCCAGTGGCCACGCTTTTCCCGCTGGCTAATGGTAGATGGCTTCAGGGCCTTCCACTTCGGTCGGCCTTCCTGCTCAAAATTTTCCTCCACTGCGTCGTGAAGGATGCCGGCGGCCCGGCGCATGAATGGGGTTAAATCATCTACTTTGCGGGCCAGTTCTTTGAGCATGGCTTGGACAGCCTGGTCGTCAATTTCAATTTTGAACATCTCGGTCATATTATCCGCTCCCCAGACCAAGCGACAAAAGTTTACCGACGAGGGTTTTCAAAGCCTCTTTACTGCCCTCGGTCAGGGTTTTCTTGATCTTGCTGGCCAAGTCTTCACGCTCCTTGATTGCATCGGGAACCGCATTCAGGATGGTCAGCCCTTTGGCAGTGAGAGTCGCTGAATCGAACACTAAACCGCCGGCCTGTATGCTGTCGTAACGGATAAAACCCTCGTCATGCAAGAATTGAATGGTGGCAGTGAAGGTTTTCAGAGTGGCTTTGTCGGCACTGTCATCCAGGGAATCAACAAAGACCATACAGGGATTGGGGAATGCTTCGTGTAGCATAGTTAGCACCATCGCGGCACACCGGTTGAAATCATGCATGTTATTGCTCATAGTTGCAAACCTCCTCAAAGGCAGATATCGTTATAAGAAGTTACGTTAGTCTATCACGACAAAAAGAATTGCAGGGCCGGTATCCTTAATTTTTACGGTGTTACTGACGATAGAGAATGGCTCATAAGGCATAACAACAACCGCCTGTACGCCTTCGCGTAGCTTCAACTCATTCACTAAATCCTCAGTGCTAAAACCGGCTAAAACATTGACTTCTTGTGCGTTTTTAGTCATGGTTGCAAACCTCCTTAATTAGTGATATATTGAACTCAAAGGCAACGTGACCGCTGGGAATTTTCGGCGAGCCAGTGGCGGGGTCAGCAATGGCGCTGCGATGATGGGGAGTAGCCGGCCATCCACGTTGCCGTTATTTTATTTCCCCCGCAATCACTTCATACGCCTTACTTAATAGATCTATTTTATTCACTTTGCCAGCTGTCACGAAAAAGTTGAGTTTACCGATTTTTTTCAGGTTATAGTTCAGGTCAAATGCAAACTTGTTTTTCTTACCGTCACTTGCGGTTGTGATAAACAAAAGATTGCCATGCTCGTTGTCAAAAAGAATAGCTTCGGGATTCCTTAATGTCTCCGGCAAACTTCGCAAATCCTGCAGGTCCACCGGTGATACTTTAGGATCACGTTCGGCGTGGATGAGTTTTTTATCCATCGCCACAATGACCGGGTTATCAACCTGGATTTTTTTATTGGCCGTCAGCCAATCAATAACGTCGTTTGACAGCCAGCCGGCCGTCGTCGTTTTCCCCTGCTTGGATAAGGCAGGTTTTTTTACGACCTCATTGACCCACTGGGAAAAGACATGGTCCCTGGTGTCGGTGTGGGCCATCTCATCAATGAACTGTCTGCGAACCTCCGCAGGCAGTTTTTTTGCTTTCGCCCAGGCGGAAATATCAAGTTGGTGCTCGGCTTTTCCGGGGTTATAATTCCAGCCAGGATCAGGGGCCACAGTGATCAGTTTGCCGGTCATAGGATCGTGGGTTTTAAATCCAGTCACCGGCACCACTTCACCGGTCCTCTTGGAGACCAGCGCCCGGCTTTCCACCATTCTGCCCTCCGAGTTTTTCACCATCAGCCCGCGTTCTTTAATATCCCCGCCGGGTAATGCCCGAACCCGGCACCGGCAGTTAAAGCCCAGGGGCGGGTAATGGGTCTCCCAGAAGGGGTCATCGTAGCGGAAGACTTGGCCGTTAAGCGCCCGGTGCGCCGGCCGGGTCCGCCTGTCCAAAACCGCTACATACTGCCAGTATGGCCGGTCATCGACGTTCTCTATCATAGTCCTATAGCGACCTGCCATGTAGTTAGTCTGTAGGTTAGTCCGGTAAATGGTTTTGAGTCGCCAGGGGGAACCAAGTTGTACTTCCTGGGCGCCCTGATCGTCGCCGACCATTACCCGGCCCCACCACCCTTTGGCCTTAAGTCGCGGCTCCAGCTCCTTCCGGAACTGGTCGAAAGTAATCCCTTCATCAAGCGCCTTCTGCACCATATCTCGGATGTCCTGGAGGATATCCAGGCGCATAGCCTTGGCCACGGCAAAGGACCGACTGTGGGCAGACTGCCAGAGATCGTACCAGTCCCAGGTGAGGGCGTACCCTTTCCCTTTGAAATATTCGATGGCCTTCTCAGGCTTTAGGTTTAATGCATAGGTGAGGTCTATTTGTGCGGCTTTGTCCGGCATATCATCACCCTATCGTTAGTCATCAGCGGTAACATGGCCAAAGGCTTCGCTTAAGAAGATCATCTTTTGCAGCTGCTGTTCAATTTCGCCGGTGTCAAGCTGTGGATAAAGTTCCGCGAGCTTTTCCATAGCCTCCTGGTAGCTCCCGGACTCCTCAAAGAACTGGAATACAGGCTTCAGTACTGTTTCCATCTGTTTCTGCATCATCTCCGGGGAAAGAGATTCGATCAGGTCGTCGACAGCCTGCTGGCCGGGAAAAACCTCTTCTTCGGCGAACTGAGCCGTCAGGCCGGGCGGTGGGTTTGTGGCTCCGGTCGATTGGGCACGGGTAATTTCTATATCTTCATCCTCGAAGCCGTAAGCTTTGCGGAAGTAAGCTTTGGTGAATTTCACTCCGGCATCCTTTGACAGAGTACCATCACGTTCGGCCAGGGTCTTGTCGACATCTTCTTCTTCGTACAAACCGAATACCGGCTGTTCACCGCTACCACCCCAATTAAGTTCAAATATCCACCCGATAAGCTGGTTGATGGTTGCCTCAACCAGCTTTTTGTCGCTGTCCACAATGTCTTTGCGGACAGTAAGGGCGGCATCCTCGTTACCCAGTTTGCCGGGCGTACTTTCACCGGCGCCGGCGTGTCCTAAAAGAGCAGTGGAGATTTCGCTATTGGCTGTGTCGATAAGTGATTTATATAGTCCCACGCTGGCCCCCTTGCCGGCTGCCTCTTTCAATTCGACACTGGAGTCGTCCGGGATAGCCGCTACGGCGTCCTGTACCATCTGTTCAAGCATGTCCAGGAGGGCGTTAACTTCTTCCTTTTGTGCCCCGCGTGGGTGCTTACCTACAGCAAAAGGCATGCCGTATTTTTCGGCAAATGTGACCCAGAACCGCCAACCGCCTTTTTTAAATGTGACTGGCCAGAAGCACGATGACAATAGCGGTTCTCCATAGGGGTTATCATAACTGGCATTAAAGCGGGGAATCAGGAACTTCCTGGGGGGTAACTCTTCGCCTGTGCTGTAGTTGCCTTTTGTCCGGAAGCGCAGGCTGTTGTCTTCAGCGCCGAACACAAACCAACGCTGTGGCTTACCTATTACGTCGCGGGGGAAGATAAGCCCATCCCGGTTTTCCCATATTACTTCCAGAGGCTGGTAACCGAACAGGGGCGCCTCCAGTATCTCGGAGATAATTTGTTCAAGGTCCAGTCTCTTAAACAATTGCTCAACGATCTTCACCTGGCGGCTCTTTGATTTGCCCCGGTCGATCTCCCATTCCAGTGACTTCACTCCCGCCTTGCGTGAGATAATTCCCGCTTTGACCCGGCTATCCACCTTCAGGTCGGTATAAACGGCAATGTCCTTGCCCATTTTCTTTAAAACCGGATCAGGATTAGGCAGGTACATGTTAAGCCCGTAGAAGTCGACGGCCCGCTGCCGGGTGGCGATCTCGTCCGACAACCGGGCGCCGCCGTCGTTGAAACGGATGAATGTTTTATCGTCAATCCATAATCCTTTGGCCATTTCTTAAACCTCACTTTTCACGTCGGCCCCGACGCTTTAAATTGCCCTGTAATCCACTTCTGTGTTGGTGCTATGTCCGTGACTAAGCGAAACAACTTTTTAAACGCTTTTAAAAACGTTTAAACGGGTTTTAAACGGGGTCTTGTGTTGAGGGTAACCCCTGTTTTTTGTGTTCGGCATCAAATCGGCCGGGTTTTGGTTTTTCTTTAATGATGACGCCCATGATCAGGTATTGGCACTTATTCCCCTTACGGTAGCATTTTTTGTCGCATTGTTTGCGGCTTACATTCCGGCTGTGATAACTACATGCGCCAACCAGCATAATTAATACCCCGCAAGCATTTTTTGGCTGGCACGCCTGCCCCGGCTGGCAACGGTCACCGGTCCGGCATCACCACTGCCGGCATGCAGTGCCAAAGCCTTCGCCCAAAAGCGGTCAGCATGGCCGCCGGCGTCACTGGCCGCCACATCGAAACGGATATTTCCTGCCGCTGTGGTGATTTTCTTGACGCTGTGCAGGTCCTCGCGGGTAGCAAAGTCCTCCTCCATATAAACCGTCCGGTCCTCGAAATGTGTCCGCAGGTTATATGCCAGATCTTCCTTGACTTTGCCGGAGAAGGTCACAGCCTCCACCCGGTACTTGCCAAATGCTTGCTGCGCCTCCTCGGCAAGCTGCATCCCTAAGCCGCTACCGTCGATTTCGGCACGCCGCATGCAGGGGTGCTTTAGTATGTCAAAAAGCATATCCCGCTGCATATGAAAAGGGGCGCGCTCCATGATGATCTGTGCCCGCTCATAAAAGACCCGGCCAAGCTTTTGCTCCACATCGATGACGGTCAGGTCCTTCCTTCTGCCAATGTCAACCCCGACATAAAGGTCGCCTTCGGTGATGTGTTCCAACGGCATCCGAATACCCTGCAGTTCACAGGCGCCAATCAGTTCATAAGTAAGAAAGGCGCTGGCCGCATCCACCGGGATACAGCAGTATTCCTGGAGCCAGGTGTCTTCGTCAGCACAAGAATCGTGGGCCTCTTTGACCCACGCGGCCCGTTCCTCCGGGGTGGCAGGCCGGCCATAGATTTTGTCTACCAGACCTTCCTCCACGGCCAGTTCCAGGGGGGTAAAGTGGTGCGCCCATTTAAGCCGCCCTTTTTTAACGGCCTCGATGAACTTGTAGTACCGGCACTGTTTGCCGTTATGGGTGGAGAGGATGCGCAGGGGGAACCCCCAGGTGGTAACCGGCTTGGCGGCCGCCCAGAGCTTATCCGGGTCGTCATGGAAAGCGAACTCGTCCAGGATGACCTTACCGCCCTTGGAACGGAACGCTTTAGGGTTACTGGATAGAGCGTTGATGCGGACACCGTTGGAAAACTCGATGACAAAGGTCTTAATGTTCCGGTCGCTGTCCAGAACCTGGGAACCGAGGGACCGGGCCGCCCGGTCAAAAAGCTTGGCCCACTTTTCGCAATATAGGATGTATTCCTTTGCGGCACTTTCGTCAGCGGACGAAAACCAGACCGCCGGCACCTTGCCGGCTGCCGCGTCTCGAACATCTTCGTAACTTTGTACATATGTAGCGCCAATCCGCCGTGACTTCTCCCATATTTTAACCGGGCTGTTATCCTGGAGCCAGCGCAGCTGATAAGGCAAAAAATATTTTGAGGAGCCGGGTTTCATAGCCCGAGCACCTCCTGTTCAATGAGTTTGATGACGTCTTCGGTGAGGCCGGTCGGCTTATCGGTTTCCTTCCGGGCCGCCACTTCCTCATAGTCTTTAACTTTTGTCAACATTGGGAGGAGCCTGGTGAGGGTATAAAGCCGGCCGGTGTCTACCTTCTCTCCGGCCGCCATGTCAGCTGTAATGCTGCTCATTAATTTCCGCGCAAACTCGTAAAGCTCTTCGTGAAATGACTGCTTGCTGCGCATATATTGCAGGCGTTTGGTCTCCCAGTCACCTTCATCCTTCCAGGTGCGGACGGTTTTTTCCGCCAGGCGCAGGCGGCTGGCAATCTCGGCGAGGGTGTACTGCTCGACAACATATAGCCGTTCGGCTTCGTTGAAATATTGCGCCTTTTTAGCCATCGAGGGCCGCCCCCAGGTCTTCGATTTTTCCTTTCAGTTCCCGCATGCGCGCCACCACCTTCTGCAGTTGATTCATGGCGACGGCTGCCTGATCAACCCGGAGGGTGGTCACATCCTCAGTGTAAGGGGACAACTCGTTGCGGATCACCACGATGAGGCCGGACGCCTGCAGGTCCAGTTCGCGGTATTCTTTTCGCCAGTCGGCCAATTGACCTTTAGCCTGTAAAATCTCGTGTTTCATGCGCGGTTACTCTCCTTTTTGGTCAGTGGACAGAATTGGTTGGTGTCGATCTTGGTCTCGACGCGGGCCAGCATACCGGTGTGGTACTGGACCGTTTCCAGCATATCCTTGAGGAGTTCAAAATTACGCTCTTCCCGCTGCTGCTGCGCATCCATAAGGCGTTGCCACTGTTGCACCTGACTGCGGTGATAGAGATACCAGATCAGGAAGATTAGCGCGGATATACCGAGCTGCTTGATAAGGTCGAGCCAGAACGAAGGTTGATCTAACATTGGTAGCCTCCTGTTTTCAAAATGTTTTTGCCGCAACCCCAATGTAAACCATCCATATTTAAAAAACAAAAGTATATTACATGAGAACTGGAAGATGAAACCTGATACATTGGTGCTAGATTGAGCAAAGGGGGTGACTGAACGATGTTAGCACAAGGTTCTAGGGGTGCTGATGTGAAGGAGTTGCAAAATAGCCTGAAGGCGCTTGGTTTCAATCCCGGTCCTGCCGATGGCATGTTTGGGCCTCTCACCACCGCCGCAGTCAAAGCTTTTCAGCAAAAGCATGGATTGCTGGTGGATGGGATTGCCGGGCCTGTAACCCAGGCTAAAATTCGGGAAGCTGTGACTGTAAAATCTCTGCCTTTAGCTGGTTTAACAGTATTGCTTGATAAGGGCCATGAAGGCTTAGGGAAAGGCTTAGACCCCGGTGCAGTTGACGGCAAGAATGATGATGATATTTATACAGCGGAAGCAATCGTCGTGGATACTCTGGGGAACATAGTGGCCGATGAGTTGCGGGCCGCCGGCGCTAAAGTTATTGAGACCCGCGAGGGAAACGAACAGCTCACCTGGGACAGGCGTAAACAGATAATTGCAACCAGTGGCGCCCAGGTCAGTATCAGTTTGCATACCAACTCCGGAAACGCCAAGGCATCCGGCATTGAAACTTTTGCCTATACCAGTAAGAAATCAGTTTTGTTAGCCGCCTGTATTCAAGGCCAGGTAATTCTTGCGACCGGCGCTAAAAACCGTGGCGCTAAGTTTGCTAATTTCTTCATGGTCCGGGTGCCGGAGAAATATGGCATGAAAGCTGTGCTTATTGAGGTTGGCTTTATCAGTAATCCGGGGGAAGAAGTTAGGCTTAACGACCCTGCTTATTTAAAAAGGATCAGCGCCGGGATTAAAGCCGGGTTGATTGCAGCCAAAAACAAAGGGAGCATCTAAAAAAGATCAGGAGGTGAATTAGGTCACAAAGCTGGAGGTGGTAGTCATGTAGACGAATGCCGCAATCGCCCGCAATGAATAGCCGTAACGGCAGTAATACTTTTATATTAATTTCGGAGGTATGCCAATGAAAAAAGTGTTCAGTTTCATCAGTCTTATCCTGGTTGTGACCTTGTTGGTTTTCGCGTTCACATTCCCCGCCTTGGCCGCGCCGGTTGACCCGCCGGTCCTTGGCTGGCTCCATGCAGATTCAACCTTTGTCCTGAGCATCGCCTTAATGGTGGGTGCCCTGGTGGTTGTGATGCGGTGGTCAAAAGATTCCAAGGTTATGACAACGAGAAAAAGGTTTAGGATTATTCGATTTTTAACACTCATTCTGGTTCTGGCGTTTGCATTTCCCGCCTTAGCGGAAACGGGAGCCACTGCGGAGCCGGTGACATTTACCGATTGGTTCAAGGAAAACCTGACATATATTCTTGCGGCGGCCCTGGCAGTTAGCGAGCTTCTGGCAGTAACACCGTGGTTTAAAGGCAATGGAATTTTGGACAGCATTATTAAAGCACTTAACTTTTACCGGGGAAAAAATCGGCGGGAGCCGGGTGATGGTTCAGCGGAGGATAACTGATAATGAGCAAGGGTATTAAGGGGAACTGGATTGAAATCTTCCGCGCCGGGACGCATGTGGACAGCGAGGGAAGGACCCGCGAATGGGCTGAAGCGGACCTGGACGCCATCGTAAATAAGTATGATCCCTCCCGCCACGAAGCCCCCATCGTGGTTGGCCACCCGAAGGATAACTCCCCCGCCTTCGGCTGGGTCGAGGGACTCAAGCGGGTTGGGAAGAGCCTGCATGCCAAATTTAAGCAGGTTCTTCCCGAGTTTGAGGAAGCTGTTAAAGAGGGTCGATATAAAAAACGGAGCATTTCCCTGTATCCTGACCTGACCCTGCGTCACGTCGGGTTCCTCGGCGGGATGCCGCCGGCTGTTAAGGGGTTGGCGGACATCGCCTTCAATGAGAACGATGAAGCCGTCACGATTGAGTTCGGTGACTACCGGGTAAGCACTGTAGGTCGGATTATCCAGCGTCTGCGGGACTTCGTTATCGACAAGTTTGACCTAGAGACTGCCGACCGCATCGTCTCCCCCTGGGAGATCGAGCAACTGACAGCCCCCCCGGAACCGGAAATTAGCGACAATGCTCCCCAGTCAGCATTTCAAGAGGAGGACGATATGAAAAATATCGAAGAACTTCAGGCCCAGCTCACCGCCAAAGAGGCCGAGCTGGCCCAGTTTGCGGAGAAAGACCAGGCCAAGCAGGCCGAGATTGATGCCCTTAAGGCACAAATCACAAAAATTCAGGCCGATAACCGCCGGGCCGAGTTTACCGCCTTCTGCGACCAGTTGAAGGCAGAGGGGAAACTGACCCCGGCGATGATCCCCCAGGTGCAAAATTTCATGGAGACACTGCATGCCGCCGGCGAATATGAATTCGCCGAGGGCGACCAGACTGTCAAAAAGCCGGCCTTGGAAGCCTTCAAAGAGTTCCTCCAAAAGCTTCCCAGGCAGGTGGAATTCGGCGAGCACGCCACGAGGGGGAAGGCTGGTGGTGGCCAGGTAGATTTAGATGATCCGCAGGCCATCGCCAAGGCTGCAGCCGAGTACAAAGAAACTGAAGAAAAAGCCGGCCGGACAATTAGCATCACCGAGGCCGTCAAACATGTCACTCAAGGAGGTACCCAATGAACAATCCGGGACTGATCAAGAATTTCAAAGCTGAGACTGCGGTAGCTGCCTACCGCATCGTCAAGTTCGGCGCCAGCGACGATACCGTCGCCCAGGCGGCCGCTAACACCGACGCCATGATGGGCGTCAACGGGGCGCTCGCCGGCGATGCAGGAAAAAGAGTGGACATTGTATTATCAGGCGTAGCCGAAGTAGAATACGGCGGTAACATAACACGCGGCGACCTGCTCACCGCCGATGCCAACGGTCGGGCCGTTGCCGTTACGCGCCATACCCATACTGAAAATACCGCCGGCGCTTATACCCAGAACGCCACCACCGCTGCGGCAGGTAATGTCCGCGTCATCGGCGTGGCAATGGTTTCCGGTGTCCTGGGGGATATCGGCTCTGTCAACATTTCACCGTCGTTTGCGTAACGAATAAATTTAAACAGGAGGATTAAACATGCCCAATGCACCGTTTCCTATTCAACCGGAGCTGACCGCTATTGCCATCGGCTACCGGAACACCCGTCTCATTGCTGACGAGGTCCTTCCCCGCGTCCCTGTCGGTAAACAGGAGTTCAAGTACTTAAAGTACAACCTGGCCGACGGCTTCACTCTCCCCGACACCAAGGTTGGCCGGAAATCCAAGCCCAACGAGGTAGAGTTCTCGGCTACCGAACAAACAGACAGTGCCGAGGACTTCGGTCTCGACGATCCCATTCCGCAGGCGGACATTGACAATGCGCCCCCCAACTATGATCCTGTCGGCCGGTCTGTAGAGGGAGTCACTGATCTGATTCTCCTTGACCGTGAAGTCAGGACTGCTAACCTGGTCTTTAACGCTGCCAACTATGGCGCTGCCAACAAGACCACTCTGTCAGGGACCAGCCAGTTCAATGATTTCGCTAACTCTGACCCTATCGCCACCATTATGAACGCCCTCGATGCCTGCATCATGCGGCCCAACATAATGACCATTGGCCGGGCGGCTTTCTCTACCCTGGTCCGCCACCCGAAGATTGTCAAGGCTGTCCTTGGTAACTCCGGCGATTCCGGCATCGCCCGGCGGCGGGATTTGGCCGAGTTATTTGAGCTTGAAGACGTTCTCGTCGGCGAGGCTTTCCTGAACACTGCCAGGAAAGGGCAGCCGGTCGCCCTCTCCAGGGTCTGGGGTAAACACATCTCCCTCCTTTACCGCGACAAAAACGCCGATACCCGTGGAAGGGTAACCTTCGGTTTTACCGCCCAGTGGGGCAACCGCGTCGCCGGGGCTCAACCCGATGGTGACATCGGCCTGCGCGGCGGTCAGCGTGTTCGGGTTGGCGAAAGTGTGAAGGAACTCATTGTCGCTCCTGATGTGGGCTACTTCATCCAGAACGCAATAGCGTAAGACAACCATCGGCCATATCCGGCCTAAGCTAAAGGGACCGTGGAGCCTAACCGGCAACATGGTCCCTATATCAAAAAAAAGGAGGCTTACCCATGCCGAAATACCCTGTCCTTGAACCGTTGGAGCATGACCAAAAACCCTATGTCCCCGGTTCTGCCGTAGAATTGACCGAAGAGCAGGCGGCCCCGCTGCTGGCTGTTAAGGTCATCGGTGAGCCGGTGGCTGATAGCACTCCTGCCCGGCCCAATGTAGCGGAGACCATCAAGTTAGTCGAGGCTGCCGAGAACCTGGAGGAGTTGGACAAACTCGCCGCCGGCGAAGATCGCAAAACTGTCCTTGAAGCGATTGAAAAGCGCCGGGCCGCCTTGAGTGAGGCGAAGTAAGCCATGCCTTACTGCACCCTGACAGACCTTAAGAACGCCATCCCGGAGGAGACCCTTGCCCTTCTCACTAACGATTCCAGCACGCCCACCACAGTTGTTGATGCGGTGGTCAATGCAGCGATTGCCGACGGCGATGATGTGATCGACGGTTACTTGCGTGGCAGGCATACCCTGCCTCTAGCCGTCACCCCTAAGTTGATCCGCCGGCTCTCGGTTAACCTGGCTATCTATAATATCTACACCCGCCGGCCCGAGGTCGAACCACCCCAGAACGTGAAAGACCGCCACGAGGCGGCCCTGAAACTATTGGAGAAAATCCAGAAGGGCGAAGTTGCCCTTGGTATTGAAACCGGCAGCGCTCCGCCATCGCCGGCGGAATATAAGACTAACAAGACCAGTGCTGACCGGTTCTTTAATAAAGACATGCTTGACCGGTATTAAGGGGTGATTTTGTGCTGATCACAGAAATTGAGGATGCCTTGATCGCCCGCCTGAAGAGCAAGGTCCCACAGCTCCAGGTAGATTCCTTCCCGGACAAGCCGTCTGAGTTCCGCCTTCTACACCCGAAAGGGGCGATACTCGTGCGATACCAAGGCTCGAAATACTCTGAGCCGCAAACAATGGGAGCCGTGGTGCAGGGTCGGGCCGTCGAGTTTGACATTATTTTAGTTATGCGGAACCTCCGGGATCATGCCGGTATCTACGCACACCTGGACGCCGTACGGCTGGCCCTGACCGGTTATCGGGTACCGGGATGCGAAAAGTTTTATCTTACCCGCGAGGAATTCATCGACGAAACTGACGGCATCTGGCAGTACGGTATCAGAGTAGCCACCGAACTCCCCAATGTGGAACTGCCGGAGGACGAGGTGCTGCCGTTGCTTAAGAAGGCCACAGCTACAGACCAATACGGAACTGCGGAGGTAATCAAATGAGTGAAAAGCTTTACAAATACAACGGCCCTGTGACAAGTGTTAACCTGGGTAACGGTGAAGGCGTTACTTTAACCCCCGGCCAGGAAGTGACACTGCCAGCCGACGATGAGTATGTTAAAACTCTGGTCGCCCTGAACCGACTGACAGAAGTCCCGAAAAAGACCCAGGCCGGGAAAAACAGGGCAACCGTAAGTGAGGAGGTTAACAATGCCAGCTAATTTTTTGCATGGTGTGGAAACGATTCAGATAACTACCGGCGCGCGCCCCATCACCGGCGTTAAGAGCGCCGTCATAGGCATCATCGGCACCGCGCCTATATTCGACTGTGCTACTGCTGACCAGACCAAGAATGTGCCGGTCCAGATACTGTCCGCCACGGACGCGGCGAAATACGCCGGTAAGGACCGCACCGGTTTCACCATCCCCCAGGCTCTTGATGCCATCTTCACCCAGGGAAATGGCCCCATCGTCATCATGATCAATGTCTTGGACCCCGCCGTCCACAAAACTAACGTGGCGAGTGAGGTCAAGGCTCTCGGTAGCGACGATAAACTCACCCTGGCCCACCCTGGTGTGGCCAGCGTCGTAGTAAAAAACCAGGCCGGCACCACCACTTATGTGCTGAATACTGACTACACTCTGGATGCTGCCAACGGGGTCATCACCCGGATTACCGCTGGCACTATTACCGCCGGCCAAACGCTCAATGTCGCTTATGACTGGGCTGACCCCTCCAAGGTGCTGGCGGCCGACATTATTGGCACCACTGATGGAAGCGGTAACCGGACCGGCCTCAAGGCATTCCAGGACTGCTATGCTAAGTTCGGTTTCTATCCGAAGATGCTCATTGCCCCCGGTTTTTCTACACTCACCGGGGTACTGACCGAGATGGATAGCATTGCTGCAAAAGTCCGGGCGATGGCCCTGGTGGACTTCGCGAGCGGCACCACCGTAAGCCAGGCGATTACCGCGCGGGGCGCCGGCGGGTCCATGAACACGAGCAGTAAACGGGTACTCCCGTGCTATCCTTACGTGAAACGGCTCAACCCCTCTACAAATGCGGAGGAGCTTGTCCCGTACAGTTCCTATGTGGCCGGGGCGATCGCCGCCAAAGATAATGACAAGGGTTACTGGTGGAGTCCTTCCAATACCGAGATCAAGGGTATCACCGGCGTGGAACGGCAGCTTACCGCTGTAGTCAATGACCCTAACAGTGAGGTAAACCAACTCAACAGCAACGGTATTATGACCGTATTCAACAGCTTTGGGACCGGGTTCCGGACCTGGGGGAACCGATCGGCGGCCTACCCGACCTACACCACGCCGGATAACTTCATCTGTGTGCAGCGGACGGCCGATATTATCCACGAGTCGGTGGAATATGCCATGCTCCAGTTCCTGGACTTCCCTATCAATAACGCCCTGATCGATAGCGTTACGGAGTCTGTCAACTCTTTCATCCGTACCCTCATCGGCCGGGGGGCGCTTATTGACGGTAAGTGTATATATGACCCGGCTAAAAACCCGACCACGGAGATTTCCGCCGGGCACCTCACCTTTAACCTGGAATTCATGCCGCCAGTGCCGGCCGAGCGGATCACCTTTGAAAGCTACATCAATATTAACCTGCTCAAGAAACTGGCTGGCGGCCAGTAATGGAGGGTAGACAATGCCAAAGATAGAGATTAACAGAGTCACCAACGCCAACGTCTATATGGATGGTAATAGCTTCCTGGGGCGCGCCGAAGAGATCACCCTTCCCCAGGTGAAACAGGTTATGGCGGAACACAAGGCCCTGGGCATGGTAGGCAAGGCCGAGTTTTTCAGCGGCATCGACAAGATGGAGACTAAAATCAAGTGGAATTCCTACTATTCCGACGTGCTGAAAAAAGCCGCCAACCCTGTTAAGGCAGTTCAGCTTCAGGCCAGGGCTTCGCTGGAGACCTATACCGGCCAGGGCCGCGTAAAAGAAGTACCGGTGGTTGTCCACTTGGCTGGCACGTTCAAGGAGTTCCCGCTGGGAGCGCTTAAGCAGCATGACAATGTGGAGCTGGAGACTACCATGAACGTGTACTATATCAAACTGGTAGTTGACGGCCAGGAGATCGTCGAGATTGATGTCCTTGGGAATATCTATAAGGTCGACGGCGTGGATATTCTGGCAGACTATCGGAAGAATATCGGTGGCTAATTAATTGGGGCGGCGCTGCCCGCCCCAGGTTATAAATTAAAAGGGGGATGCGAAATTGAATATTGTAATAAAAAAGTCGGATAACCAGCTCCGGCCCAAAGAGATTGAAATCAGAGAACCCCTTATGGAGGACGTAATTCTCGCTGAACGTGTTACTGGTAAGACGGACGGCGTGGAATTCCAGCTTGCTCTTTTGTCCCAGGTAGGAACCTTTGACGGCCAGAAGCTGCCGATGGAGGAACTGCGGAGGCTGTCGATGAAGGATTTTTTATCTATTGCGGAACAATTGTTGGGTACGGATATTGCGGCACTCCTGAGGGAGTTGGTCGGGCAGTCCTCGGCCTCGTCCGCGACGGCGGATTCGGATACGAATCAGTAAAGAAAATGGCGGTAAGCGAGTTTGTTTACTGGCTCGGCCACTTAAACGATTATCTTAAAGAGGTGAAGCCTGATGATGGGGAGTAACATGATCATCAGCCTGGTTATTCAGGCCATCAACAAGGCGGCCGGCCCGCTGTCAGCGGTAAACGCCCAGTTTAAAAAAATCGATGATACGGTCAAGGCGACTAATAAAAGGTTTGAGCACCTGAACAATATCGGCAACCGGCTGACTACCCTGGGCGCTGGCATGACCATCGCCGGCGGTGGGCTGGCATATTCCCTCGGCCTTACTGATGCTGTCCAGCAATCCCGGGAGGCGGAACACTCACTCCGGTCCCTGGGTAACGTCGGCAACCTGACCGACCGGCAACTCAAAGAGATGCACAGCCGCATTCTTCAAACATCCCGTGCCACTAACCAGTACCAGCAGGACATTATCGCGGGCATGAATATCCTGGTGGCAGCCGGTCTTGATCCCCGTATTGCCACTGACTTTATGCCGGTTGTTGGCAAGACCGCCACCGCCACTGGTGCCATTGTCGACGATGTAGCCAAAACCGCTTTTTCGGCATACGACAACCTGAAGGTGCCTATAAGCCAGCTCAGACAGGTGATGGACACCCTCACCCAGTCGGGAAAAGAAGGGCGTTTTGAGCTTAGGGACATGGCCACATATTTCCCGATGCTTACCGCCAACGCCCAGTCCCTGGGGATGAAAGGTGTTCCTGCTGTGGCCCAATTAGGAGCCGCCTTGCAGATTGCCATGAAAGGAGCGTCCGACCCAAGTCAGGCGGCAACTAACTTCCAAAACTTTCTTCAAAAGATCACGAGTCGTGAGACCGTTCAGAACTTCAAGAAGTTCGGCGTGGACGTAAAGGCCGAAATGGAGAAAGCGCTTAAAAGTGGCGCTGACCCTATAGAGCATATGATGAAGGTCATAAAAAAAGTCACCGGCGGTGACAAGTTTAAACTCTCCCAGATCTTTGCCGACATGCAGGTGACCCAGTTCATTACTCCCATGATGCAGAATATGGAGGAATATAGGCGCATACGCGATAAGACCTTCAAGGCCACAGGGGTTGTGGATAAAGATTTTGAAAACATGATGAAAACCAATAAGGAGCAGATTAAGCAGTTCAAGATTAACCTTAGTACCCTGGCCATGCCGAAAATAAACCAGTTTTTCTCGGTGTTAAACAGCCTCTTGCAGAAACTAAACGGCAACTCAACCGCCCTCAAGTTGGTACTGGGTGGCGTGGTGGCACTGCTTATCGGCGGTACTACATTAGCTGGTCTTGGTTTGTTCCTTTCCTCCATCGCCAACGGAATTGTAGCGTTTCAGACCCTAAAAACTATGATTCAGGGTTCCACAATAGCGACTAGAGTTTTTGGATTTGCGCTTCGATCTATCCCTATTCTTGCTATTGCCATGCTAATAATTGGTGCAGGGTATCTTATTTATAAGCATTGGGATAAAATTTCAACTTGGCTCAAAAATAACTGGAAAAGCGTTCTTAAGGTGTTTCTCTGGGTAAACCCTATTTCCGCTCCTTTCATGCTTCTCCAGAAGCTTGTCAAGCAGGTGTTTGGCATCGACCTTTTCTCCGCCGGTCGCAAGATTTTGAGCACCCTGGTAGAGGGGATTAAGTCTTTTGCCAACAAACCAGTTGAAACCCTTAAGGGAATCGTGCAAAAGATGAGGAATCTTCTGCCGTTCTCGCCGGCCAAGGAGGGGCCGTTCCGGGATCTGCACAAGATTAAACTGGTGGAAACCATTGCCGCTGCCATCAAGCCCGGTCCACTTGTTTCCGCCATGCGCGGGGCGGTATCGGCTGCCGCCGGGGTTAGTGGCCCACGCCCGGCATTTGCCGGCGCCGGCGGGGTGGTACTTCATTACAGCCCAACAATTCATTTAAGCGGCGGTTCACCTGCTGTTAAAGATGATTTAATGGGAGTTTTAAGGCAGCATAAAGATGAATTACTCCGCCTGATTGAACAGGCGCAGGCCAAGAAAGCGCGGGTGAAATTCTAATGCCGTTCGCAACCCTCGGCAATATTGTGTTTAAAGTACTCTCAGGCCCGGTAGCTTTGGATACGAGCAGCCCTGTTGAATTCGCCGAGCACAAACTGATCGAGGGAAAGCCACGCCTGCAATTCATGGGTGAGGGACTTGATACAATAAGTATCCAGATCGAGTTCCATAGCCAATTTTGCAAACCTGAAAACGAACTGTCGAAATTGCGTGCAGCTAAAACCAGGCACCAGGCCCTGGCCCTCGTGTACGGTAACGGCCGCTACAAGGGGCGTTACGTAATTACCGACTTGAATGAATCCCTCCGGCAGACAAGCCAGCGGGGCGATATAATCTCCCTGGAGGTACGGCTTACTCTCAAAGAGTGGGCAGATGCCAAGCCGTTAGAGACGAAAAAACAACAAAAACAGACAGAAGCTAAGGCCAGGAAGAAGCCAGGCAAAAAACCGGCTCCTGCTGCAAAGAAGCCGTCCGCCAAGAAGACCCATATGGACAATGTAAAGGCAACCTACGGCGTAGTAGACAAGGCCAAGGTGCCGTATAAAACCATCGTAAGGCAGTGATAACCGTGGCCACTGAATATATAGAGCATATCACTTCCGACGGCGAGCGCTGGGACCAGCTCGCCTGGGAATACTACGGAGACCCGCACGCCTACGAGCGGATTATCGCCGCAAACCCTACGGTCCCCATCACCCCCATTCTCCCCGGCGGTATCACGCTGCTGATCCCCGTTGTTGAGGACAGCGAAATCATAACCGGAGAGGAGCTGCCGCCGTGGAAACTGTAACCCCGGTACAACAGCCAGCCGTCATCCTCACCTACGAAACGAAGGACATCACTGCATATATAGCGCCTTTCCTCTTATCCGTCACATACACCGACCGGCTGGAGGGAGAGAGTGATGAGATTGAGATCAACCTGGAGGACCGCGACCACCGGTGGCAAAATGCCTGGTTCCCCAGTAAAGGGGACAAGCTCAACCTGAAGCTCGGTTATTATGGAAACCGTCTGATGCCGTGCGGGGATTTTCAGATTGACGAGATTGAACTCTCCGGCCCCCCCGACACAGTAACCATCCGGGCGCTTGCCGCCGGCATTAAGGAGAGCCTCCGCACGAAAAAGAGCCGCGCTTACGAGGGCAAGTCCCTTAAGCAGATTGCCGGAACGGTGGCGGCAGCTCACGGTTTTAAGGTCACCGGTAAAATCCCCGACGTGAAGATCGGCCGGGTGACCCAGAACCAGGAGCGCGACTTGGCGTTCCTGCAGCGGCTGGCCGAAGCCTACGGCTGTGTCTTCAGTGTCCGGGGAAACCTCCTGGTGTTCCACGAACTGGCCGACCTCCAATCCCGCAAGTCGGTGCTGACCATCGACCGGAAGGATATGAAAACCTATTTCCTACAGGATAAAACAAGTCGTGTATACAAAGCGGCGCGGGTTTCATACTGGGATTCAAAAACAAAGAAGCTTATAACCACCACGGTGGACAATAAAGCCGTCAAGGGCGGTGACAGCCTTATTATCACCGAACGTTTTGAGAATAAGCAACAGGCCATCCTACGTGCTAATGCCGCACTAAAGAAGTCGAACATCCGCCAGGTAGAAGGGAACGTTGTGGTTATCGGCAATCCGCTCCTCGTAGCCGGAAATAACGTAAAACTGACCGGCCTTGGGAAACTTTCGAACACTTACCTGCTCCGGGTAAGCCGCCATACAGTGGACCGTTCAAACGGTTACAGCACTGACATCGAGGTGATCAGTCATGCTTAAGTTCGGCGTTGTTACTCACGTCGACCCTGCCACCGCCCGTGTACGGGTCCGCTTTGAGGATCAGGATGACACTCTTTCCTACTGGCTGCCGGTCCTCAAGCCGAAGACGCTCCAGGACAAGTTTTACTGCCTACCTGATATCAACGAACATGTGGCCTGCCTTATGGATGAGCATTTTGAAGCCGGGGTTGTCCTTGGTGCAATTTATAGCGATGCCGATGCTCCGCCGGTGACAAACAAGGATAAGACGCACATTAAGTTTAGCGACGGGACGGTTATCGAGTACGACCGGGCCACGCACAAGCTCACAGCGGATATCAAAGGAAGTGCCGAAATAAAAGCCACTGGCAATATCAGCATTACCGGTGACGTTGTAGTAACCGGTAACATAACGGCTTCCGGCAATGTGGCCGACCAGGGCGGCGCCAAGACGATGGCCGGCATGCGCTCCACATTTAATACCCATACCCATAACGAGACCGGTACCGTCACCAGCGCTCCGAGCCAGGCCATGTAGTAAAGGATGGTGACCATGACAACAATCAACGATATCAAATCAGTAGACTGGCAGCCGAAGATTGGCGAAATTGGTGCCGTTGTCGAGGGACTCGATGACATCCACCAGTGTATCCGTATCATCCTGACCACCCCAAAGGGGAGTGTCCCGCACAATCCGCTGTTCGGGAGTGACATCTGGCGATACCTGGATTACCCGGTCAACGAAGTTATCCCCCACCTGATCCGCGAGGCGGTAGATAATATCGAGGCGTGGGAACCCCGTATCCAACTGATTGGCATCCAGCCGGTTGTCGACGGCGCTACAATAACACTGCAAGTGGAGTGGCAACCCATCGGCAGTGATGAAAACTACACTACCGAGGTGACGTTAAATGCCGCTGCCTGAACCTTCGTTTATCACCCGCGATCCGGCTCAGATTACCAGCGATCTGATTGCTCAATATGAAAGCATAACCGGCAAGAAGCTGCAGCCGGCCCAGGCCGAGCGCCTTATTATTGACCTTATCGCTTACCGGGAAAACCTTATCCGCATCGCTATCCAGGAGGCGGCCAAGATGAACCTGGTAGACTATGCCACCTTTCCCATGCTCGATTACCTGGGTGAACTCACGGGTACCAAGCGGCTTGCTGCCCAGCCGGCCCGCTGTACCGTACGTTTTACTCTGACCGCCGTACAAACCTTTAATGTTGCCATTCCCGTGGGGACACGGGTGGAGACGAAAGACGGCAAGGTCATTTTTAAGATAGAAGCGGCGGCTACTGTAACCGCCGGGCAGACCACCGTGGACGTTTCAGCGGTAGCGGAGACCACCGGTGTCGTTGGTAACGGCTACCTTATCGGGGATGTCAATGCCCTGGTCGACCCGGTGGCGTATGTGGCGAGTGCCAGTAATACCACTGCCACCAGTGGCGGAGCTGACGACGAAAGCGATACCCAGTACCGGGAGCGGATTAAGCTTGCCCCGGAGAAATACAGTAATGCCGGCCCCAAGGGAGCTTATATCTACTGGGCGAAAACCGCCCACCAGGATATTATAGACGTTGCTGTAACCAGTCCCAGCGCCGGGGTGGTAAACGTCTACCCCTTAACGAAAAATGGCAACCCGGACGCTAATATGATTAGCCTGGTTACCACTACTCTCAACTCAGATAAAATACGGCCGCTTACCGACCAGGTCAGTGTCCTGGCCCCCACGAAAATTGATTTCAGCATCACGGCTAACGTAACCCTTTTTAACTGGGCCGACTCGGCCACAGCAACTGCGGCAATTAATTCTGCCCTGGCCACCTACACGGCCGGTCTCAAAGCGAAGCTCGGTAAGGACGTCATCTCCGCCCAGATCATCGGTATCATAAATGGAGTATATGGGGTCTACAATACCGCGCTGACTCTCAAAGATAGTGTTAATGTAGCTTTTACCGACAAGGTCTTGGGTGATAGCGAATGGGCCAACTGTACGGCGACAACAGTAACGATTGTGGGGACTGCAAATGGCTGATAACAGATTGATCCCGGACAGTATCCGTGATAAGAGCACCGAGGCTTTCAATGCCCTGATCGATCGGCTAGGCACTCTTGATCTAACACCGCTCCTGGTTTACATCATAGATAATGTCTCCGCATCAGCTTTACCTCACCTGGCCGGCCAGTTCGGCCTTCTCGGGGATGAAGGCTGGCTTATTACCCAAACTGATCAGGCCCGCCGTGATTTACTGAAGAACGCAATTGAGAAAAAACGCTATAAGGGAACCAAGTATGGTTTAACATTAGCCTTACAGTCCCTTGGTCTCAGTGTTACTGTGAAGGAATGGTTCGAATATAGTGGTCAGCCCTACCATTTCAAGGTCACTATTGATAACAGTACATTGGAAATCACATCGCAAACATTGGCCCGTTTGGACCGTTTCATTACAGAATATAAAAATCTTCGTTCTGTTGCCGATGTTATAGATATAAACCTGCAAGTTAACGGTGAGGTGCCGGTCTACGCGATCGGCCTACAATCAAGTGAGATAATTACGGTTTATCCGCAATAAGGAGGAGCTTATGCCTGCTACATATTACTGTAAACTAACTACCACAGGGCAAAATAAGCTGGCCAACGCCCAGGCTACCCAGATTCCCCTTCCGCTCACGCAGTTCTGCGTGGGGGACAGCAACGGTCAGTATTATGAGCCGACCGGTAACGAGACCGCACTAGTACACGAAATGTGGCGCGGCAACGTAAACCGCGTTTATGTCCACGCAAGTAATGCTAACTGGATTGTAGTTGAGGCGCTCATACCTGCCACTCAAGGCGGGTTCGACATCCGCGAGGCCGGGGTGCTGGATAACACCGGTGCCCTGATTGCCATTGCTAAAGTTCCGCTCACAAATAAGCCAGCCCCTGGCAGCGGATCAGAAAAAGACCTCTATGTCCGCATGATCTTCCAGGTGACTAACGCCACCAGCGTCCAGCAGACCATCGACAATTCACTGGTTATGGCCACAAAGGAATATGTTAACGCGAGTGATCTGGCCATTGCTTCCGGAAAATCGTTTGTGGGATACGGCTATGAACCCCTTGGCGGTGTAATTCGTATTGATGATAATGACCCAAGGATTAAGTATAGTGTTGGGGACTGGGTAAGACAAGATTATGCAAGTTTGAATAGCGCAAATGCTGAAGGCTTAAATGCTTGGCGTACTATAACCACTAAGATCGGTGCTACGGCAGAATTTTCTTTTATAGGTACTGGATTAATAATTAATTCAACTAAATGGGACAACAATGGTAAATTTGGAGTATCCATAGATGGAGGTCTAGAGACTGTAATTGACTGCTTTGCATCCACAGGGATGTCTGCCAATGTCCCTTATTTGATAGCAAACAATCTATCTTTTGGTTTACATACTGTAAAAATAACAGTAAAAGATAGAAATACTTCTAGTAGTTTTCCTGGCAGTGTTTGGTTAAATTATTTTGAAGTTTTAACCACCACAGATGCCTCTCTTAAACTTGCTCGCGATGGCATTCTTAACAAGTCCTCCGCTATCACTCTTGGCAATAGAAATGATTCTACTATTGACTTAACACAGAATATTGATGCTATAACTAACTTGATTCCTAATGCTGATTTTTCAAGATTTAGTCCTACGTGGGGAACTGTATTTAAGGATGATTTTAATAGAGCAGATGGTGCAGTAGGGAATGGTTGGAGTTCCGGAAGCGTTGCGACCAATCAGTTAAGTTTAGCAGCTAATACCCTTACCTTAAATGGCAGTTTAGATTGGAAAGACAGACAAATACGCTTTAGTTTTGTCGCCCCTAGCCAAGGGATTAATGTAAGAATTAAGCAAAAAGATTCCAATAATATTATATACGGTACTTTTATGACAGGTGGAACGAATAATGTTTTCTTCGAGAAGAATGTAAATGGGGTATTGACGAGCGTAATAAACGCCAAGAACTTTACAATTACGGCTGGAACAGCCTATTATGTTACTGTCAAGGCTCAGGGTGATATTTATACAATCTCCATTACAGCCAACCCTGATTATGTTACTGGTGCTGTTACAACCGTCATATATGAAGAAAATATTCAATCAGGCCAATTTGGGCTTTTTGCAGGCGCTGCTAATACTGCGAATACTCTAATTGACAACGTAGTTGTTACGGCTCCTATACCCGAAGCATACTCTGATTTTGGCGTTACTGGCTTAATATGTTCTTTTAAAGATGATATAGTTAAATTTACTAATAATTTAGTTCTTGCTTCAGGGATGTATCTTCTAACTTCTAGAGCTTTTGCCGTAACTCCAGGTCAGCAGTATACTGTTCGTATTAAAAGAAAGCTTAATTCTTATGTGTCTGGCAATGGTGCTTTGATAGGTTTAGTTTGGTATCAGAGTGACAAGGCAACTCAAATATCAAATTCAAACTCAGCTTATACGACCTTAGTTGATGGGAATTTTATTGAAGTAACTCATACTGCTACCGCCCCTGTAGGAGCAGCTTATGCTATTCCTCATTGGTATTTTGACGGTATAGGAACATGTGAATGGAAAGAACTTATGGTTGTCCAGGGTTCAGTTGTTCCTGCTTTCCACACCAAAGAACAACGTTGTGACCTTGTAGCTTTACAGTCAGATGGTAATATCACAGTAGTAAAAGGTACAGGTAAAAGCGAACTTGGCTACAGAGTAGAAGCCGAGGATGGAAATATATCTAGATTTTATAAAGACAAGAAACTTATTCAGCACTGGGATAGAGTTAAAGTATGGAGAGGTGGGACAGGCTGGTTACAGAATAGTTATACTGGAAGTGAATCAAATAGTGTTAGACTGGTAACAGAAATAACAAATGATAGCTTAACGATTTCTTTCGTAGGAACAGGAATTGATGTATTAATACAACAAGGTAATTCTGGAATTATGGGAGTAACACTTGATGGTGGAACCGAATTTTTAGTTGATAATTTTTATGCTGTTGCAGGTATAAAAGACCAATCTCCGATGGTTAAGCTAAGAGGACTACCCTACGGTCAACATCAAGTTAAATTAAGGTGTACAGGAACAAGAAATACTTTAGCTACCGGTAATTTCTTGGTAGTT